TCTACCGCATCCGAAAATGCACCGACCAGACCGCCCTTTACCGTATCGTAAAAGCCGCCCTCACCTACTACAGCATCCATGATAGACTGGAAGAAGCCGGTCACCTTCGCTACAATGCCGTTTTCCCCTTCCCATGCCTGAACGAGATTGTCCTGTATGCCTTTCCAGATGCCGCCGATATAAGTTCCCAGTGCTGCTAGCGGTGACTCTTCATTCTGCGCAGCTGTCAACATGGCGTTCCATGCGCCGCTCACCGTATCGGTTACCGCCTGCCACTTCTCGCCAGCTGTCTTTTTGATGCCGTCCCAGATGCTGGAAAGATCTTCACCAAACTGAGTAAACAGACCATCCTCGCCTACAGCACCCTCTTTCAGCTTTCCCCAGATGCCGGAGATTGATGTCTTGATCTCTCCCCATTTGGTTTCTGCTGTCGTTTTGATGCTGTCCCAGATACCGGAAATCTCAGTTCCAATCTTTGTAAAGATGCCGTTCTCGCCAAAGCAGTTATCCTTCAGGACATTCCATTTCTTGATGATCTCATCCTTGATGTCGTTCCACCATGTCACTGCATCGGTCTTGATGTCCGTCCATTTATCGCTGATTGCTGTTTTGATCTCGGTGAATTTCTCTGTGGCTTTGGTCTTGATCGCTCCCCACTTGGAAACCACTGTTTTCTTGATCGTTTCCCATGTGGTAGATGCGATAGCCTTCATGATGATCCACGCTTCACTGATCACCTTTTTGATCTTCTCAAAGGCCGTGCCGGCAGCTGTTTTGACTGCGTTCCACTTCGCAACCAAAACATTTTTAATAACGTTCCAGACCGATGATGCAGATGTTTTGATGTTATTCCATGCGGTGGAAATAACGCCCTTGATCTGCTCCCACTTTTCCATTACGGCTGTATAGATCGTGTCCCAGATCTGAGCCAGCTTCTCGATGATCGGGGAAAGAACCGTTGTAACGGCATCCACGATTGACTGCCAGATACCGGATAGCGTTTCGATTATCGGCGATAATACCGGGGAAACAGCGTCCACGATAGACTGCCAGATGCCCTTAAGGTACTCAACGATTGCATCCCATACTTCCTGCGCCTTTGCTTTCATGGACTGCCAGATTTCAGCAAGTTTTTCCTTCACCTGATCCCAGTTTTTGACCATGTTCAGGACGCTTGCAATTGCCGTAAGTAGTACAATCGGAAATCCGGTCAGGGTAGACAGGAAAAAGCCGATAACCGTGGTAATAGCTCCAACGACCTTTTCATGCTTCTTGCACCATTCCCCAAAGGTCTTCAGCACCGCATTGATGCCGTCCCAGATCGTTATAAAAATTCCACCTGTAAACTCCGCTATCGGGGCAAGAACGAAGTCAAAAAACCACTGGAAATACGGCTGTGCCGCCTCCATTACCGTGTTGACGATGGATATAACATTGCTCAGCGTCTCCAGAAATCGGGGAACAGCTTCGTTATACGTCCATACGCCGATGGGGATCATGACGTTCTCATAGAACCACAGAAGCCCCTCGCCGATGGTGATTGCAAAGGGTGCAAGCGCATCCCATAATCCCGCCAGTGCAACGCTAAGACCCTCATAATTGATGCTCATAAGGCCGTTGTTCAGTGCATCCACAAGTTCCGGGATGCCCTTACCTAACAGCCAGTCTCCAACGGGGACAAGAAAGCCCTTATAGAAGTCATATAATGCCCCGGCGGTGAACTGCCCCAGCTTCTTCAATCCGTTGTTCCACAGGTTCTTCAGTGCTTGTATGGTAGGCTGTGCGCCTTTCGTGATGGTTTCATAAAGGCTTTTCATCTTCAAAGCCAGTTCATCCACCACGGTCTCGCCTGTCTCCAGCTCGCCAAAATTGAAGTCCGGGATGTTCGCCGCACCGCCGGAAGATGAAGCTGCTTTACTCCCTGTACTTCCGGCATCGTCACCGCCTGTAGAAGCCGCTATAGCCTCTGTATAAGTGCGTATTTCGTCCAGCCCGGATAAATACTTGCGGTTTTCCTTTGCCGCCTGTTTTGTGGCTTTAGACGCTTTCTTGGTGGCATCGGCTAGGGTGTTCGTGCTGTCCGCTGTGTCGTCTATGGCGATTGCCATGCCGCCGCCCTTGGCTTCAGACTTCTTTCCTGTGATAAGCTGTGTGAACGCCCGGAAGCTGGATGCCAGCCGTGCAATAGCCGTCAGCAGTTTGTTGATAACCTGAAGGATGGGCGTAAACACCGCTATGAAGCCCTGTCCAAGATCAGCTTTAATGCTGTCGAACTGCAGCTTCAAAATTCGTGTCTGGTTTGCCCAGCTGTTCGAAGTCCGTGCAAAGTCGCCCTGTGCATCCGATGTTACCGACAGCAAATAGTTGTATCGCAGCAGTGCCTTTTCCTGCTGGTTCATCTTGCTGTATGCCGTGGTTAAGCCTTGCTGAAGCCGAAACTCTTCCAGATTGACCTCAGACAGGTTAATGCCCAGCTGTTTCAGCGGTTCTGTCTCGCCGCTGATGCCAGCACGTATCTTCATAAACGCCGTTTCCGCATCCAGATTGTAGAATGATGCCATATCGGCGGCTAGTTTCGTCATCTCGATGGACATTCCGGCGGCGGCTTGCTCCGTGAAGCCCATTGATTTATACATCGCTCCAAAGGTGGACGTGAACTGCTTCGCCGCCAGTTCCGACAGACCAAGCGATGTTGCTGCGGATTTCGCGAACTGGTTGATATGCTCCGACATCTTGCCGAAGGTCACGTCAACGACGTTCTGAACCTCGTCCAGATCTGATCCTAGATCGATGCACTCCCGGGCGAAATTCACCAGCGACTTCACCCCGAATGCTCCGGCGACCAGCACGCCCAGCTTAGCGATGGAACTGCCCAGACTGCCGATTGACCCCTTTATGCGCCCTATGCCGTCCTGAATGCCGGACGTATCCATAAGAGTGTTAATTAATACACTTCCATCAGCTTTTCCTGCCATGTCACTCCTCTTCCGTCCATCCGATCAACGCATTCAGTGCGTCTCTTTCTTCTGTCGCCTGTTTTACCTTCAGGTCGATGATTGCCCGGTTTTCCTGATAGAATTCCTGTTCGTACTTCTCGAGTTTCTTTCCTTTGGCTTTCTTCGCCCGGATGCTGACGATGTTGGAAAACTGCGATTCGCCTATCTCCATGTAGTAGCCTAGGAAAGTCCACCAATGCAGATGTTTCAAAGCCCTGACTTCTGTTCCGGCTACACGGTTTATAGCCGGGATGATCTGCGGTGCATCCTGCTCCCAGTCCATCAGCTTCGGCTTCGGTTTTCCGTCATCTGGAATTCCGGCCGATATAAAAGAAAAGCCGACACGAATCGCCTTTTCCATGTCTGGTTCGGGGATCGTGTCGGTATATAGTATGTTGAGGAGTACATATGCTTTTGCGGCTTCGTCCAGATCGGGATCATTCAACGCCTTAATGATGGTCAGTATGTCTCTATAATCCGTTCGGATGGAACGCTGTTTACCATTAACATCCAAAGTGTACGGCAGATCATACGGATTTATGCTCATACTGTGCCACATACCGCTCCTGTGCGGTTTCTATCTTCTTTTTTCTGTCCTCCAAGGCGGGCTCTACCGTCTCGATGATCTTATCCATAATCACCTGTGCAAACATTCGCCCATCGGGGAAAATCGTCAAAGCGGAAATCTCCGCAAAAACGTCTGCCCGGTCACAGCCCAGCACGTACGCTATTTTGTCCTCGATTTCCCTGTTAAGCTCTATCGCTCTGTCCACAGTAGGGCTGTCGTCAATCTCTCTGAAGTAGTCGCTTACCTCGGACGCTCTCGCCGCCAGATTGATGTCTGCCGGGTTGATGGAAAAGTGCGCGAAAACGTGTCCGTCAAGGTCGGTGAAGTTAAAACGCTGTATGCCTGTATCCAGTCTAATGTCAGCCATCATATGTACCCCCTGTTACCAATTAACCAGCAGCCGCCGGAGTGAATGTAGCGGTTCTGCCTGCTGTCAGCGCAGCTGTTCCTGCCGTTCTCGTTCCGTCCGGGTGTACATCGAAGGGGATCTGAAGCCCTGTCGTGTCGCCGCCTACGGACTGCGGAACTACATAGCAGTCCTGCATCCATGCGCTGTGTGATGTCGCTTCGGTGTCTTCCACCAGAACTTCCAGCATCTTTGTCTTGCAGTGCTCATCATCCATGACACGATCCATAGCCGCGCTCTTCAGCTTGTTCCAGATCGCATCAGTCGGGTTCGCGATATACGGTGAAACCTCAATAGACGGCTCATAGCCGTTCAGGGAAACAGAGGTTTCGTCCAGAATGTTCTTTGTAGTTTCTACATCTGCACCAAGGTCAATGCTCATATCCTCGATGTCTTTGCCGATCAGAAACCATGACGGTGTTCCAGATCCCCAAGACGAATCGATGTAGAAAAGGTGTGCGCTTCTTTTCAGCTTAGCCATTCCTTACTCTCCTATTACTCGAATGAAATCGTTATCATACTCCACAACAACTGGCATAAGCCAGTCCTGAATGCCTTTTTCGCTCGGGTCAGTGCCGTACGAATTCGAACGGGTGATTTTGGTGATCTTCCTGCCGGATGCAAGCTCCGGGAACGCCAAAAGCCTGTATTCCGTGTCGCCTACCACTGCAGGCTCACCGCATATCCACTTGCCAAGGCTGTCAAGGAACGTCTGAATTCTGACCTTCTGATCAGCCCGTGTGGATGCGGATCGATAGACCACGATAAAGGGGAAATTGCATTTCTGATGGACGTTTCCCAGTATGTCTTCCTGTTCGCTGATGATCAGCGCACCAGAAGACGCTGAGAAAGCTATTCCGTACGTGTCGGGCAGCTCCTCAAAACTTACCACACGCCCCTCCAGCCCCGGAAACCGATTAAGCAGCTCTGATACTGCTTTCGTCAGCACCTCATATCCGCTGGCATCTACTCCGATAGGATCAGCCATGTTTTACCCCTTTCCGGTGATCTTTTTCACCATTTCAACCCAGTTCTTTCCATGCGCTTTTTTCGCCGCCTCGAACCACTTTTCGGTCACCATCGCATTTGTGCTGTCGTTGTATTCCAGTCTTTCATGGGCGTTTGTCTTGCCTTGAAATTCCGAAACCAGCACTTTTTTCTCGCCAACCTTTGCCCATGTACTTCCTGTGCTCGGGCTGACCATCGTCATGCCCTCATACAGAAACCGTCCA